GATTCATCCGGCATCACAACGCTGCTTTCGAGAATCGGTGCTGCATTGACAATCACAGGCGGCAAAGTTGATATTAATGACAAGACCGGATTTTCCCTCGCTGATGGCCAGGCGATGACAGCCGCAAAAGTTGTGATTGATAATCTAAACAATACCATAAAACTTTACAATGCAGATGATGAATTAATCGTCACATACACCAAAACAGTCGATGGCACTGTGCATACACTTTCGAGGTCGTAATGGATTTATTGGCTATGGCAACGCATGGCGCTTTCACGAGCGCCATTACAGATCTACCGGAGTTGGCGTCAATACTTGATACCGATACGCTTGACGGCCAGGCTGGACTTTTCCATGCGCCGACCGAAGATGAAGTGCTGGAAGGCGTAATGTTCGGCCCGGCCTCGGCTCTTGTGGGCACCTATGTGCCGCCTGACGGCACACGGAGCATTTCTATTGATTTAGGCGGAGGAATATCTTTGATAAAAAATATTTAAAAAAAAGCTTGACAAAATGAAAAACACTTTGACAACACTATAATTAGTTGAAGTTGAAGCTCGATCTAATGTTGGAAATTTACGTAATCTCGATCTCACGCGGAAACACGACTTATGAAGAAAAAGTCACCAAAGGCAGCACCCGGGAGCGGGACCAAGTCCCGCCCCACCGAAAAACAGGCTGATAATAAAGCTGATAATAAAGTTGAGACGCGCGCTTATCGCAAACAGCGCTATAACTTTCAGACTGCTGCCGCAGCCTGGAGCATTGTCACTCAGCGTCTTCCCAACCCTGACCGCGTTTTGATGAAACGCGGACAATCCCTGGCCCTTTATCGCGAACTTCTATCTGACGCGCATCTGACAGCAGCTCTTGAGAGCCGTGAGTCAGCGACTCTTTCTTATGACTGGCGTATTGAGCGGGGGGATTGTCCGTCAAGAATATACAATGCTATCGAGCGATGGTTCTTCTCTCTGATCGAACGTAAAATGTCTGTCGAGGATCTTTCCCGCGACGAGTTGACCGCCAATCTGCTCGATGTGATCTACTGGGGTTATCAGCCCGCCGAATTATCCTGGGACTATCAGTACGGTTTATGGCTACCTGTTCAGATCACCCCCAAGCCGCCCGAATGGTTCGGATTCTTTGTTGGCGACACGGGTATGCCCGAAATCCGCTTTTTATCCAGCAACAACATAGACGGTGAACGCCCGCCCGATCAATATACTTTAATATGTCCACGCATAAAACCATCGTTTGACAATCCCTATGGCCGCGGCGTCGCCCAGCGGTGTTTCTGGCCGATTGTTTTCAAGCGCGCCGGCATGGAGTTCTGGCTGAATTTCATGGAGCGCTTCGGCACTCCCTGGGTTCTCGGCAGTATCGACGGCCAAGGCGATGTCAGCGCATTTGCCGATGACCTTAAGAAACTTGTTCAGGACGCCGTTATTGCCGTATCCGGCAACCGGAAAGTTGAGATTCTGGAAAGCGCAAGCCAACGAGGCAACAACGAAGGCTTTAAAGTTTTGTGCGATTTCATGGATTCACAGCAGTCCAAAGCCATCCTCGGACATACATTATCTACAGACTCCGGAGAAAAGTCGTCCTATGCGGCGACAAAAGGCGCACTGACGGTCCGCGGCGATATCCAGGAACGGGACATTGCGATGGTTCGCTCGATATGGAGCGACATCATTAATCTGGTCATGATTCGCAACGGGCTGGCAGATGTTCCACGTCCCAAACCGGTCCCCTACCGTGCAAACGCTGTGGATACTGAGCGGGCGACACGCGACGAGTCCCTATCCCGTGCCGGCGTTCGCTTCTCAAAGAAATACTTCACCCGGACCTATCACCTGGAAAACGATGACATCACGGACGTTATTGACCCCAGTAAATTGCAGGTAACAGGCGCGAAAAAACCGCATGAAAGCGACGCGCCCGTGGTTGACGTCAACAAAGAATCTCATAAGGAGGCATAAATCATGGCAGGAGCATGGCTCGAAATATTTAAAACAGGAACCCATACGTCCGGCAACGGTGTGACCAAAACGTATACTGCAGCCGACCTCGAACACATTGTCAAGACATATAACGAACAAAAAGAGCACGAAGCTCCGCTGGTCATTGGACATCCCAAGACTGATGCGCCCGCGTACGGCTGGGCCAAAGAACTGAAAATTGCCGGAGAAAAAATACTGGCCTACGTTGATCAGGTTGCGGACGACATTGTCAACGCGGTCAATAGTGGTTCTTACCGGAAACTCAGCATCGCCATTTATCCGAATGGTTTACTGCGGCATATCGGACTGCTCGGCGCGATGCCTCCTGCCGTTAAGGGCCTGGCGCCGGTGCAGTTCTCAGAAGAAATGGAATTTGACGAATACGTCTGGGCGACAGACGAATATCGCGTTCCGACCATCGCCCGTGTTCTCAGTAATGTCCGTGATTTTTTCATCGAAAAATTCGGCCTAGAGTCGACCAATAAGATGATCGACAAGGCCGACATTGAATACTTGCAGACGCCTGTTCCATCGGTGCGGATTGCGGTTAACCCCCCATCACAGGGCAAATTCCTCGATAAGCCCGATGGAGCGATTACCAATAACTACGGGGAAAATTTTACACAGGAGGAAGACGAGATGAAATTTGAGGAAATCAAAGATGAAGTCATGAAGGCATTGGACAATAAGCTCGTAGCTCACGGCAAAGAGTTTAATGACAAGCTCGATGAGAAGATTGCGACTGTCATGACTGCCATCGATGCTCTGACCACGCAGTTTTCGGAAAGTCGCAAAACGGACGTTGAAGCAGAACAGAAGCGAATCTTCATTGCCGAAACAGCAAGTTTCAGCGAATTCTGCGAAGAGCTTATCGCAAAAGGTCAGATGCTTCGCGGCGAAAAAGAATCGGTTGAAAGCGAATTTGCCGATCTGTTGAAAGCCGAACAGTCCATGACCTTTGCCGAAGGTGAAAAGCGCATGACTGTCAGGATGCGGGAACGTTATGCAGCCCGGCCTGTCTTGATCAAGCCGTCAACAGGTCAGTTCGCGGATGGCAAAAGAGCGCAGAAAACCGACATCAGTAAAGTGCCCGATGCTTTTTCAGAAGTCGCGGACAAAGTAGATGCTGCGTCGGTGGAAATTGACGCGGAAATCAGAGCCTACGCCGAAAAGAACAAATGTTCATACGAAGACGCGGCCGAGCATTACAGCAAAGGTAATTAACAAATCCATTCATTCTAAGGAGGAAAACGGATCATGACTATTAATGTTTTACATACCGAAAAGCCCGGACGCATCGTCACTGGCATCGCAAACGGCGCAGTCACGAAACGGCGATTCATCGATTACACGGATGCTGTATGCAGCACCAAAGGTGAACTTGCGAAAGGCATCTCGCGAGATGAAGACCAGGATACGGGAAAACCCTTCGCCATTGTAATCGATGGTACTGCGCTGGTTGAAGCAGGAGAAGCGCTGGTTGCCGGCGACAAAGTAACCACAAATGCCCTGGGCAAAGCTGTCAAGGCGCTGAGTGGTAATCATATCAATGGCATTGTTCTGCGTGATCAGTCCGTTGTGGGTCAGCTTGTTGAAATCAAACTTGGCGGCAATATTCTGAGTGCCGAGGCGACAACGACAACGACAACGACCACAACGACAACGACCACAGCGTAACGAGACGCTTATTTTCTTAAAGGAGGAAAAAACACATGAATTTCTTTGATAGTATTACCGAGGGAATCAGCGTCCCCCTGACCACGCTGGCATCCGGATATAAGCCGACCGGCTTAATCAATGAATTGGTCTTCCCTGTTGTTGGATCCATTACGCAGGGAGGCAAAATTCCTATTTTCGGGAAAGATGCGTTCAAGATTTACGAAACCCTGCGCGCCCGCGGCGCTCATAGCAACCGTGCAGGCATTTCGCCGGATTCGTGGATCACGTTTTATTGTGAGGAACACGATCTGGCTATCCCGCTCGATAAACGCGAGCTGGACGCCCTGGCCAAACTTCCCGGCGACGCAGTTACCAAGGCGCTGTTTAACTTGCAGAACCGCACCAGACGGCGTGTGCAGTGGAATATGAAACTGGAACAGGAAAAAGCTGTTGCGGATATGGTTCAAAACGCAGCCAATTATGGCGCCAACAACAAACTGGCATTGTCAACTACGACCTGCTGGTCTGAAACCGGATCCAAGCCCATCAAGAACATCGAAGATGCGCGTGAAGCCATCCGTGCGAAGATTGGCGTTTATCCGAATACGCTGATCATGGGTGCCGACACCTACAACGCCCTGAAATTCCACGCGGATTATACCGACAAGATGAAGCTGACGAACGACAAAGTCGTCCGCCCCGACTTGATTGCTCAGATGAGCGATCTCAAGCGCGTCATCATCGGCATGTCCATGGGACTGGACAGCGACGAACAGTTCGTTGACCTGTGGGGCGACAATGCCCTGTTGTGCTACATCCCGGAATCCGGCACTCCTGACATTGACGAACCGTCGTTCGGGTACACCATCAAACCCGAATTCTCGGCGACCCCTTATCCGTATATCGACATTTTCACGGAAGAAGGTGGAAAGATTGTCAATGTTCGCTGCACGGATATGTATGATCAGAAAATGATCATGGCCGATGCAGGGTTCCTGATCACCAATACCAAGAAGTAACCGGACGACTTCACCCCGGTAATCCCGGGGTGAAGTTTTCGCGGATGGAGATAAAATATGGCGTACTGCACAGTGAATGACATGGCTAAGCTGCTGCCTGCATCGATGCTGATTAACTTATCGAATGATGCGTCCGGCAGCACAATAATCAACCAGACCAATGCCGATGAATGCATTGACCAGGCTGATCGTGAAATTGACGCCTATGTCGCCCTGGCCGGATATGCTGTGCCGATGGATCCGGTTCCTCCGTTGATTGCAAATCTATCAGCGAAAATCGCGATCTGGAATCTCCATCTGCGGAAATACTTCGATTCCGAAATCTGGCGGGAGACATACAAACAATGTCTTCGCACGCTGGAACGGATTGCCGAGGGGAAACTATCCATCGGTCAGGAAGAAGATGGTGTCGCCACAACCGGAAATGATGGGGTTGCTGTGGCGACGCGAACGCAGAAATTTACAGAAGACTTTATGAGTGAATTTTAATGAGTGTGCTGGTCAATAGAGGCGACGCCATCACGGCGTTATGCAATCTTCTTCGCACGGGCGTTCCGGATTTTGCCCTGGTCAAACCGTACCATGGCGAGTTGGATCGTTACAGCAAGAAAGTGCAGATCAAGCAGAATATTTTCCCTGCTGAAGTCAACCTGCAGACGCCGTTTGCACTGGTCATTTCAAAAGGTCGCGAGCGCATTGAAAAGACAGGCAATTCGTTGAAATTCAAGCATGAGCTTTCCGTTTATATCGGCTGGCAGAATGAACACGATTTTCACAGCATAGTAGTGCCGCCCATTATTGATCTGCTGGACCAGTGCGTCGATGTACTGGCCGGCAAGTCGCTGATACGCGGTGCAGGACCTTTAACACTGATCAACGATGGCGAATATCTTGTTACTACCGAATTATACACCATTTATGATCAGCGATATTATCAACTTGAAATAGGCGCATAAGGAGGAAAAATTATGGCATCGCCCAATAATTATATGATTGGCAAAGGCATTGTTTCAATCGCAAAATGGACCAATGGAGTTGTTGGTTCCTATGTCGATGTAGGCAACTGCCCTAAATTTGAAATTGAACCGACCGAGAAATCTATCGAACATTTCGCGTCCCGGTCCGCCATACGCGAGCAGGACGCCGAAATCGTCATTGAGTCCGGTTATAATGTTTCGTTTACGCTCGACGAGATCTCTGTGGAAAATATGCGAATGTTCCTGAAAGCAACTCTGAGTGGCACACGAATTCTATACGCCAACCAGAACATGAACCAGTATTACGCGATCAAGTTTGTCTCGGACAATCCGACCGGTAAAAACGCAACCTGGGAATTTTTCAAACTCAAGGTCACTCCGCAGGGAGCTTTTTCTCTGATCAGTGAAGAATTCACCGTACTGGACTTTTCCGGCAAAGGCATGTCGGATCGCACGAATCATCCGGAGTCTCCGTTCTTCACGACCACGTTTGCTTCGACAACCACGACCACGACCACCACGTCGGTCTAAGTGTTGTGATTATTATTATGAACCAAAATCCGGAGGGTTCACGCTCTCCGGATTCTTTAATCATCAAGGGAGGATGATATGAGAAAGTCCAAAGAAGTCAAGGTTAACGATAAGCTCGTTACTGTCCTGGAGCTGACAGTCAAAGATATCAAGGCGCTCTGGAATGACATCACAGGCATATCTGCAGAAACAAAAACAGCACCATTGTTTACCAATGAAAAACTGATGATGGAGCATTGGGATAAGTGTATCCACGGCATCAAAATAAATGAAGTGGATGATCTGTCTCCCAGCGAACTCAAGCTGGTTTACGATGCATTCCTTGAGGTAAACGACATTTTTTTCGACCTGGCCCTGAAACTGGAAAAAGAGAATCCGTTTCTGATGAGTTTCAGGGAAGCCGTAGTGAGCGACTTGATGCTTCGATTTGCCGCCTTATCCGCGAAGGACACGGAAACGTCTGGAAATACGGATACAGCTTCTTCCTGACGGCTTTGAGAGAAAGCGCCGAACACGAGCTTGATCTGTTCAAGCGGCTGGAAAAAAGGATCTCCGTTGCGGTGCGACGGGGATATCATGAAGAAGACAAGGCTTTCCAGCGGTATTTGCAATCATAGGAACGGGCATGAACGAAAAATATCTCAAAGATCTAGAGGCGAAAGAACGGGAGCTCCATGATGACATTAACGCTCTCGATAAGGCCAATCAATCTGCCAAGAATATAGCTGCGCTTCAAAAGAAAAAAGATGAAGCGTATAAAAAATATCTGGCCGTTCTGGAGCAAAACCGCCCCAAAGCCGGAGCGATTAAG